CCCCCAGCCCGCCCAGCAAGGGAGTGTGCCATCCCGCGACGACCTGGTGCAGTGCCTACTTGCGACTCGCGGACAATCTGAGGGCGTTGCTGCCGATGCGATATTGTGGCTGCTTCCCGCCACCACACCCCAGCCAGAGGGTGATGGGTGGATTGAGTGCAGCGAGAGGTTGCCGACTGAGGCGGATGCCGACTCTGAAGGTAACGTTTGGTTCTGCTGGCCTGATGGTGATATGCGGTTGGTTCACTACAAGAAAATTCAGCTTCCATATCATTCCGAACACCACTGGATGCCCACCGACCTCAAGCGCCCACAACCACCGAAGGAGGGTGGGTGATGGCAAAGGCAATAGCGCGACTCTGCGATATGAGAGAAGGCAAGGCCCTTCAGTTATTCATTGAAGATGATGGCGATGCGATTGTGTCCGTTATCCCAGAGAATGGAATCTATGCAAAGGGCGCTCAATTCTGCGTTTCTGGATCTCAGTCACCCCGCACGGTTCGTGCATTACATGAGCTTTTCGAGGCGATGGCCGAAGACGAGAAATCACTTCCTCATGGCGTTGGTATGAAGTTGGAGGACGAAGGCGATGAGTGAAAACAAAGTCCAGTCCAAGCCACTAAAAAACTGCCATGACTGTGGGCGCTTTGTCGAGAAGAAACGGTGGGTGCCCGCCGAGAAACGTAAGGAGCAGCACCCGCTTTGCCGGGAATGCGCCAGTCTTTACGACAGCCCATGGGATATGTGACATGAAAGAACTTATTGAATTGTTTGCCGAAAAAGTTGGTCGTTATCCGCGCGGAAATGTGCAGGACGAACTTCGATCATGGGCGGCCTACGAAATCACCACCCTCCGCCAGCAGCTCGAACAGGCCGAGGCGCGGGTGGCGGAGTTGGAGGCTGACAACGAACATCAGCGTGAGCGCCGAAATGCGGCTCGGGAGTGCATTAAGAAAATGGGTGATGGCAGCCCTTGGCTACTCCGCAGGCAAGCCGAGGCGGTGGAGGCTTTTGTCGAGCCATATTATCGAACGCCTTTTACGCGGGGGATCGTGATGGACGGTCAGGAATACGCCCAACGCCTCCGCAACCAAGCCGACGAAATCGAAAATGAATAAAGAAGAAATGATTACCAGACTGATGCAGAAAACTGGCAAAAGTCGCTTGGCTTGTGACATTGCCTTGAGTCTAGTTGGTGGGGATTTTCAGAAAGCAATCGAACGCATGAAGATCTCCTATCCGAGTATGGAGGTACAAAATGAGTAAGTTTTTGTTTCTATTTGCATTATCGTTTTCAGTGGGAGCTACAGACATTCGCGAGACGCCACTTGGGTTAGAGATTGATGGTGAGCGGATACGGTCTAACTCACTAAACCAATATGAAATACCGGAAGGAACTTACCGTAAAGACAGCCTTGGTCGCTGGACAAATGGTAAAGAAACATTCACTAAAGATAGTCTTGGGAGGTGGGAATCAGAGAAACGTGTTATAAGACCTACTCCTTTGGGGTGGGAAATCACTACTAAAGATAAGGAATAGACATGCTTAAACTCACTATTTCTGTAAACGATGTGGTTGTCATGGAACAAACAGGTTGTGACGCCACTATTGCAAGTTTCACTCACGATCCTGTACGCACACTCAACACAATCCAAAGACAAGGCTGGTACGGTCTAGTAAGTGAACACGACGGTATAACCACATTGTATAAAATCACTCCTGCATATAACGAAACATTCCTTCCACAAGAAGCATAATTAGTCTATCATTCTCCATAAGCGGTCAGGGAAACTTGGCCGCAATACAAAACGGGAGGAATGACTATGACACGCGATGAAATCCTTAAACTTGTTGACGATAAGAAATACTTTCATGTAAAGTTTCTGAAAGCCGATGGGAGTGTACGCGATATGGTTGCATCATTCGGTGTTCAGAAGTTCGTTACTGGTAAAGGTAAGAAGTTTGATGATGCTGACCACAATCTGATCACTGTATGGGAACCGAAGACGAAAGCCTATAAGAGTTTTAAGGCGGATCGAGTAATTAGTATCAAAGCACACGGGGAGGTGTATGGATAACGAAATCTGGTGGCGGCAGAATTATCGAGTGCAGCTTGAAATCAGCTTGGGAATGGCGAGGTCTCTTATGGCCTCCCATGAACCCAACACAAAAGTCTATGTTATGGCCTATCATCTGAAGGAAAAGACACAGAAACAGATTGATATGCACGATGAATACTATCCTTATGATATTTCGGAGGTAAAATGAAAGTAGTGACAAATGAAGTGAATAGTTGCCCGTATCTGACAGCAGGAAAAGTGTATACCGTGCTTGAGGAACATCCACGCAGTCATATTAATCCTGAACAGAGAACGTTTGATATTCTTTCTGATGACGGTAATCGTATTCATATCTTGAAGAATGGTTGTCCGCATACTCAGTCTGATTGGGAAATTGTAGAAGACGAGTTTGTATCAACACCAGAAGAAGAGGAGTTAGAGTATGATAATGTAGAGCGCCCTAAGCACTATCAATTGCTTCCGGGTGTTGAATTTAAGGATGTCCGCCGAGCTATTCTTGATAAGATTGAACCCGGAGTTCCATACACACAGATTGATGATTGGAGCCGTGTCTTTGAATACGTTGGTCGCATGTGGGATAAGAATGGTCTTGAAGATGCCAAGAAGGCTCGTATATATTTGAACTGGCTTATTGAGAAAATGGAGGAAAAGAAATGAATATCCCAGAAGGTGCACAATACATAAACCCGAATAATAACCACTTCTACAAGAAGGACTCGCTAGATACGTGGTTTTCAATTGAGCCTGATGGAAATAAGTGGGGAGAGTTTATTTTTAATTGGGATGATGAAGTCCACGATGGGTATTTTATCCCAATCGGTTTTGAACAATCTATCCCAAAAGGTGTCGTAACCTCAGACAAACTACAGAAGTTGTCAGAAGAAAGTGGTTTTCAGATTGAGTTTCATCCTGATGGGAAAGTTCATGTATGGGATGAGGTGCTTGAGGCGTGTACTGCTGGCACACTGGATGAAGTAATTGAACTTGCTGAAGCTAAGATTGAATATGCGAAAGTATGGGCTAAATTTACTTGGAGTTGATTATGAAACTACAGATTCTTAAAATGGGTGATTTTTATGAAGTTTTTCATTGGGGGATTAAACAGACGCTGTTTGTTAATGAAGACAAAATGAAATGCATTAAAGAAATGAAACTTATCAAAGAACTAGGTCTTGATAGGTGGATCAATCAAACTTCACCGGGGGAATAAAATAGGCGGGGATTACTCCCCGCTTTTCACTTCTTCGTATTCAGCATCTTCAATATCAAGTTCCAGACCAAGTAGCGATGCAAGTTTGGTACGTGCTTTATGCTCGACTGTAAGATTTCCTGTAATATCAACTTGAGATTTGCGACCGTACCGCTCTGGATTTAACGCACGGGCACGTTCCATAAGTAGTGTATCGCTGTATACCTTACGAGTGCCTACTTGCTCACCTTGATAGTAAACAGGGTCGTCAACACCTTCTAAGCCACGATGAGTAATAGCTTCTTCGACATCGTTCATTGCTTCAAGTTTAGAAAGCTCCAGCTTGTCCTTAAATACCGGGTCTACTCGTTGATGATAATGCACGGTTGCAGGAGAAACACCTACTTTCGCGGCAGCAGCAGATACATTACCGCCATTACGCTTAACCAGCTCCAACAACTTCTTTTTTTTCTGCGTTGTGAATCGGCCTTGTTTATTAGGTTTTAGCGACTTGGAACCGGGAGGACGGCCCCTACCACGCTTCTTTGGCATCTTTTCTTCATCTGACATTGCAAAAACCCTCATGTATGTTAGTATAGAGTGAGACAGTTTAAACGAAAATCGCTGTATTAGTTGGGAGAGTAAGCTATGAGTACATTGGAAAATAGGAAAAGAGAACTTGAACAAGAGCTTTCTGAGATACGTGAACGAGAGAAACAAGAGAGGTCTGCTGAAAAATTCAAAGAAACTGTAGACTTTATGGATAATATTGACGTTTTCCTAAAGTTTATTGACCACAATCGTACCTCATGCTCAGACAAGGATAGGACTAATGCCTATACTACAAGCGGGAGAGGTGGAGCCTTTAGATGTAACAGGTGCGCCATGCTAGAGGCAAAAGACAGTTGGGAATTGCATAGAGATTGGTTGATTGAGAATGAGGACTTGGGTGATATTCATACAATGATCGGTCTTTATTTTAACGGAATTGACGTGTTCGTAAACACCAATGCGGAGTAAGTTATGAGCAAGATGGAAAATGTTAGGTTGTGTGTACACGATGTCACAGGTTTGGTCAGAAAATCTGATATAAATGAAAACGAAGATGAGTATTTTGAGTTTGTTAATATTATCGAAAAGTGGAGTAAGGTAGAGTGCCTGTAGATTTTGAGTAACGGAATTAAATACTCATATAACACAGACAATATTGTTTCTATTTGGCTGGAAAAGGAGTGATATATGTATAAATACCCGCAAAAATTGATTGACTACTTAACAGAGTGTGAATCAGAAGGTTATGAAATCCACACGACATGGGGAATGGATAGTGTAATGTGGATCATCGACCCTACCGATTTAGAAAATTGGTACATTATTATTGAATGGTGTGAGGGGTCTGATGATTTCTCATTAGTCAATCTTACAGGTAAAGCCTATAAAATGATGGAGAGATTTATCAATGAAAGAATCTGAAATTATTGAAATTGCAGATAATGTAAAGAAAGTAAACAGTTACTTCGGTGGCGATCATTTTCTTGACATGCGCAGATGGTTCTGGCGAGTAGGAAACAGTTGGATTGATATTGCATACACAGAACAGTTCAATCGACCTACAGAACTACCACTTGCTTGGGATGTTGATTGCCCACGTTGTTATGTGGAATTTCGTGATGTCAGTGTTGCTATTGTAGACATTGGTGAGCTAGAATATGTTTGTCTTTTTGATAATCAGATGAAGAGGTGGAAATAATGGATGTCGAGAGGTTGAAGGTTGATGAATCACTGTGGCCGGAGTGGGCCACACACGCTGGAAGAGATGGAAAGCGCAGAGTTTGCTGGTACGCCGATATTGATGATAATGGCAATGCAGTGCATCCAGATGGGTATAGGTTTAAGTACAGCGGCACGAGAATTCCAGTGTGCAGAAATCTAGGAAAGGTGTCACATTTTGACCTTATCCCCAGACCCACAAAAACCGAGTGGACACCAGAAAGACAAGCGGTGAAAACGCTTGAGTCTATGGGTTACACGTATTGCGGTGGAGAGTATTGGAAGCCCCCTATTGGAGAAAAGCCCAGATGGCTGGAAACCGAGTGGGTGGATGGGTTGCCACCTATTGGTGAGTTATGCCAAGCCAAACCGCCGATCTGGTATTCTGATGCGCAGCTAAAAGTCCTTTGTCATGATGAGGGAAATGTAGTATGTAGGGTTCTGGATGGTGACAAAATAGGTTCGCTAGTGGAGTTGGTGCCTAATGAGATACGTCCAATCCAAACCCCAGAACAACGGCAAAGGGAAGAGCTTGCAATGGTTATTGATAATGCTCTTTGCTCTGATAATACGCCTTATCATCTTGCCGACGCCATCCTGCAATGGATGAAAGACAAGGAGAAATAAATGAGATATTATGGATATTCTATTGACGCTATGTTCCAAAGTAAGGAACAATTCTTATTCTCCATTCTGCCTATGATTGGTCTTGAGAGGGACAATGAGATTTGGGCTGTGCATTTTTCATGGTTGAATATGGCGTTTACATTGTTTACTGGTATTGATAATGGGGAAGAAGATGAAAGCTAAAATTATTGGTATTACCACACCAGCGGTAGAAGAGATTATTGATAGCGAGGGCCTGATTTCTTATAGCGCCAGAGTATCTAATCCGTCCAATCAAACAAACTTTGAGACGGCACATAAACTTCTTTCATATTGTAAGAAGCATGGGCACTGGTCTGTCTTTGAAATGTGTAACGTAATTATGGAAATAGAAGCACCTAGGGATATTGCGCGTCAGATTCTCCGACATAGGTCATTTAGTTTTCAGGAATTTTCACAGCGCTACGCCCAATCAAATGACTTCATTATTCGTGACGCTCGTATGCAAGACCACAAGAACCGCCAGAACAGTATTGAGGATGTGACGGAAGATGTTCAGGAGTGGTGGCTAGAACAGCAAGCCAATCTTCTGAGTAATACTAAGGAAGTTTATCAACAAGCACTGGACAGGGGTATTGCTAAGGAGTGTGCCCGCGTAATTCTACCAGAAGGCAATACAATGTCGCGCATGTATATGAATGGTACGGTACGTAGTTGGATGCACTATTGTGAGCTACGTTGTGATGACGCGACCCAGAAGGAGCACCGTGAGGTCGCTGATATGTGTCGAGAAATGCTTAAAATTTATCTACCGACGTTGTTCTGACCTATCTATGGGAATAAGAACACAACCTATTTATGGGACACTTGAGGAGAACATGAAATGAGTAGTGAATGTATCTTTATCCAGGGCATGGACGGAACCTTGTATATTAAAACAGGGTCAGATGTAAAATTTAGCCATGCAGAAGAGATCCAACAATTACACATTCTATACAAAGACGACAGTGAATACTCTGTCAAGAATGCGTACAATATCAAAGTTGTTAAGCGTAAGTCTGGTGGGTTTGATATTATGTACGACTACGACTTTGTTGTTGAGCGTAATTTGCCACATGGTAAAGAGCGTGTGGAAGCAGACAAGCATGTGGAGACAACAACAGGTGATGTGAAGGCTATTACTCTTATTGGCCGTAAAGAGAATGGTGTTCGTAAGACCGAAACAATTGAATTTGGAGGTAAATGATGCGTATTAATCTGGTAGAAGACGAGACAGACAAGGAACTGGAGATTGTATTCAGCAGTTCTGGTGACACTGTAAGTTGGTCAGAAGAAGATAGTAGCGTCATTTATATTGAGGACTTTAACGAGTCTCACGTTTGTCTTGGTCTTGGTAGTATTGATAAGTTGATTGAGGCACTTGAGAAGATTAAGGAGCATGTGAATGATAACTGAAGAAGACGTAGAGAAGGCTCTAGCCTATCTAGGGGATTCTGCACAGGAAAGCGCTCAATGGACGAGCGCCAAGCATTACTATGACAAGAAGTTGAAGCGTATTGAATCTCTTGAGTTCATGAAGGAGGAGCGTGGGGCGGTCGAAGCTAAGAGGATGGCTGCTAGGGCTTCAGAGGAATACGGTGGCTGTCTTGAGGATTATCGTGAGGCCGCGTACAATGCTGAACTTCTTGACGCTAGGCGAGAGGCAGCAAGGATGACAATTTCCTTGCATCAAACGCAGGTAAAGGCTAAGATGGGCGCTTACTAATTAAGTTTTGGAGGAAACTATGAACTATATATCTGAAAAGAAGGCACTGAAATCTTTATTGTCCGATGAAGTTCTTGAGTTGCTTAAAGATGCGGAGGCGGTAATTGCCGGCGGTGCCATCACATCATTATTCACCAATAGGGAAGTGAATGACCTTGATGTTTATTTTCGCTCCGAGGAACAGTTGTTCAGAACGATTGCTGCTATCTACGGCCTAGATGACTATACTGATTATGTTGAAATTGGTCAGTTTGAACTGGTATATAATGGCCACAGTCAGCGCACTCTAATGTTCCAGAACGGGGAACAAGATGTTCAGTTTATGACATTCAAGTGGTTTGATTCGATTAACGCCATTTTTGAGACCTTTGATTTTACTTGTTGTATGGGTGCTTACGACTGTTCAACAGATGAGTTTGTCCTACACCCTGAATTCATGCAGCACAACTCACAGCGGTATTTGAAGTTTAATCCCGGCACAGCATATCCGATCATGTCCCTAATGAGAGTTGATAAATATAGGGAAAGGGGGTATGTAATCAGCAAGACTGAGATGTTGCGAGTTATTGGTACATGCATGGCTCTCGATATTAAATCTTGGGGAGATGTAAAAGATCATATTGGTGGTATGTATGGGTATGACGTTGATGATGTGTTTGATGAAACTGTAGAGTTCTCTATTGACGAGATGGTTAATCAACTTGACACAATCAACGAGAGTGACATTAGGAAATTTAACTACGACTCAGTTACAAAACGTGATTTTTGGGACGCTGTTAAAGTATTTTGCCATGTTCCAGAGCCAGACGGTGAGGAAGAAAGGATTGTATTTGATGATGAAAAATATCTTTACAAATGTGTCAATGAGAACTATGAATCTCCTCTTGCACCAGCAAATAAAAGGATTCGATACAAAGAAGGTGATGTGATTAGCACAAAAGATCATGGCCCACTTTATTTCAACCGATCACATACTGATTTGTTCCACGAAACAAAGTATTGGGTTGAGGCCGAATTGGTTTATGGAAGTGTTCCAGATAGTGATTTTTACGCAGGTAAACGAGTCCTCGATGGTGTTGTAAGGATTAACCGGTGTTTTGAATACCATTCTTCTGGTGTTGATTACAAACAAGAGTATCTAAGTCGTAAGTATAAATTGGGAGTGGGATCATGAGCATGAAAACGGCAGCCATTGCTTTTAGTGATGGTAATACGACCTTTATTAAAGAAACTAGAGACTTGCTTGATTCCAATTGGTTCATGATCAACAACTATAAAACAGTACGTGGATACACTTATGAGCAAGTATTACAGTGGGCGGTCCAAACTAAGGCAAAGGTTATTTATACCGGCGAACCAATTATTTTGAACCTAAAGTCATACGAAGACTATCAGATGAGTGATTACTGATGCGTATAGTAAACTCAAAAGTATACATTGACGACGTAGCCAGTTTCAGGACAGATGGACACAGTGTTACTATCTTTGATCCTGTTGGCGCTGTTCTCGTTATTCCTGTCAATGTCTTATATGAATTGTGTGATAATGTTAAGGAGAAACTGAGTGAGCAAAGTTTATCTGATCGGTGATACTCATTGGGGTTACAAGAACATTTGTAAGTATCGTGATCAATTCAACACTGCTGATCAGCACGACTTTAAAGTGTTTGACAGTGTTTTACGGACCGTCACTAAAAGGGATATTCTTTGGTTGATGGGCGATATTTGTTTCTCTTCAGAACGGTTCTCGTACATCAAAGAGTTGGTTGATAACACACAGCAAGTGAATTGGATACTTGGGAATCATGACTCTCAGACTAATGAGCGACAAGAGAATATTGGTCGGGCTGCTTTGATTGGAGTCAAACTACACTCGCTTGTAAGCTACAAAGGAACGTGGTTGTGTCACCACCCAATCCATCCTGATGAACTACGCGGTAAAATGTGTATACATGGGCACGTTCATGATCAAACAATTCGTCAGCCGGGCTACTTTAACTGTTCCGCCGAGAATCTTGGTTTTGTGCCGCGAGAATTTAAAGACATCAAAGAGGCATGTGAGAATAACGATTGGGATAGGTGGAGAATTTAGGTGGTAGGTAAGGCAAAGAGTCACACTAAAGAAGATAAGAGGCGGTTTCAATTACTACAGGAAGTTGGTTGCCTACCATGTCGTATGCGCGGACTAGGGCATCAATTTGGCGATGTACACCATTTGATTGATGGGGGTCGAAGGATTGGTCACCAAGCCACGATTTGTCTTTGTAAGTGGCATCATACGGGTGCAGAACCAAATGTGTCGGACAAGGTTTGTGAAGAATATAAAGGACCGTCCCTTGCAAGGAACAAACGAGCATTCTATAATGAGTTTGGTAGCGAACAAGAGCTATTAGAAGCAACTAATGAAGCTCTCAAGATTGTGGAGAGTAGTTTTGTATAGGAAGACAAATGCCTAGACCATCGTTAATTAAAACAGGTGATATAATAGAGACTAAATACGGTCCAATAGAAATATTAAGATTCGTTTCTCATAAAGAAATTCATGTGGTGTGCCATAAAAATGATGGTAGGGCAAAAGATTATTACTGTATAGTGAATAATTATAATTTAAACCCTGAAAGAAATTTTAGATGCCCCTATGACAGAAGGTATTACGGTATTGGTTATATTGGAGAAGGTGTACATCCAACTAGGGGACCAATATTTAATGCTTGGTGTAATATGCTAAAACGTTGCTACACCAATTCTGAAAGAAATTACTCAGACGTATTTGTTTGTGATGATTGGCAATGCTTCCAAAATTTTGCTACGTGGGCATCTGATAAGCATTTTAAGGATGCGAATCTTGATAAAGACCTGTTAACAGATAGTCGTGAATACAGTCCTTCAAGTTGTTGTTTCTTGCCAAAAGAAATTAATACATCATTAGCATTAGAGAGGAAACGGAATAAGGATAATTCCTTACCTCTTGGCGTGTATAAATCTAAGAAGAAATATAGAGTTGGTATACGGACAAAAGATGGCGACTCATTTGGCACTATGGAAGAAGCAATGGATGAATATTGCAAAAGAAAACAAATAAATCTTGAAAAACTAGCAGAAAAATACGATGATGTTCTCTCGGAAAAATCAAAAATGAGACTTGTGAATTATGTGAAAGAACGAATAAAGCCGAGGCACATAAAATATCTAAATGAGAAAAGAGGTACTAATGGAAAGTAAAGAGTCTGGAAACTTTATCGGTCATGTATTTTGTCCGCATTGCTCAAGTAAAGACAATGTATCGTGCTATATTAAAGAAGGTGGCTATGATGCTATTTGTGAAACACCAAGTTGTCGTAAGTTCTTTACAGAAGAAGAACTGAGAAGTCATGGTATGCTTCAAGAGCTATTAGATAGTTCGGGAAAACCTAAATTTATTGCTAGTAAGAAAGAACCAATTACCTTTGAAGAAAATGTTGAGCTTAACCGAAAAGTAGTATCGCCAAAGGAACTTGAAAAGATGGGGTTTGTCTATCGCGGAATTCGTGCGGAGACATTGAATTTCTATAACTACAAAGTTGAGTTCAAAGACGATAAACCTTATAGGATTTACTATCCACAGACGAACCCAGAAAAGTGTTCGGATGATCGCCTCAACACACTTGTTGGATATAAGGCACGGACATTACCTAAAACTTTCGGATACGGTAATATTGGTCAGACTGGTAAAAATAATGAACTGGCGGGTCAATTCCGGTTCAGAAATCAACGAGGTAAATACATTCTTTTGTGTCTCGGTGGTGAAAACGACGCCGCCGCCGCTCGACAAATGCTAAAAGATGGGCGTAAACAGAACGGATACGAACCAATCCCCGTTGTTGCGCCTACCGTCGGGGAAGCGGGCGGTGTAGAGCAGATCAGAATGCAGTATGATTTTCTTAATCAATTCGATAACATTATTATTTGTGGTGATGCTGACAAAGCAGGTCGTCATGCACTAAAAAAGGTATGTGCTGTTCTACCGAAAGATAAAATCAAGGTGATGAGTTGTACTTATAAGGACGCAAATGCCATGCTCGAAAAGAACATGGAAAAACAGTTTATTGCTGATTTCTTCAATGCTGAAGGGTATGGGGAAAGTGGTATTAAGGATAGTGTGGATGCGCTTGAGGGAATTAAAGAATTTCTTACGGCTCCCCGTATTGGTCTACCTCCGTATATGCACCGTCTTGAGGAGAAAATGCGTGGTGGTATTCGTTCTACTGGCGCAATTGTCAATATCATTGCCCACACATCAACGGGTAAGAGCTATGTAACTGATAAACTAACACATTACTGGCTTTTCAATAGTCCACTGAAACCAACAATTGTTAGTCTGGAGCGTACCTCCGAAGAACTAATGATTGACTTGTGTTCTTTGCATATGAAAAAGAACCTTACTTACTTCCGAGACGGCAATGAAGCATGGGAGAATATCAGCAATAAAGAAGGTACGATTGCACAACAAGAACTGTCTGCTGATGAAGATGGTAAGCGAAGATTTTACGTTGTTGATGAGCGCGATGGTGATATTCATACACTACAAGCACAAATGGAGAAGGCCGCTAAAAAGTATGGGAGTATGTTGTTTATTATCGACCCATTAACAGATTTGCTCCGGTCATTGGGTAATGAAGCTCAGGAAGAGTTCATGTCTTGGCAGAAACAGGCTAAGAAAAGAGGTTGGGTGTTTATCAATGTGCTACATACACGCAAACCCCCTGTTGATGGTGAGGGTAATGCTAAGTTCGTGACTGAATATGATGCACTAGGTAGTGGAACATTTGTTCAGTCCGCCGACATTAACATTGTACTCAACCGTAATAAGAATTCTGTTGATCCCATCGAGCGCAACACTATGTATGTTGATCTTCCTAAATGTCGTGGTGGTGAGACAGGCCCTGCCGCTAAATGGTACTTTGACATGGAAACCCGTGAGCAGGTAGACTTTGAAGATTGGGAAGCACAACAACCAGACACATCATGGCAGGATGATGATAGTGCTCCGGCTTTTGATAACACGCACTCTGGTGAGATTGTATCTGCTGAGAAAAAGGAGAAGTTTTAATGGAGCTAAACAAGCTCTTTTGCTGGGACGAAGAGACATATCCTAATGTGTATACTTGTTATATTGGGAATGCCGCAACAAGGGAATGCTGGGGCTTTGAAATCAGTGACAGGAAAGATGAGCGCCAAGAAATGTTCACCCTTCTGCGTGGGATTGTCCGCCAGAAGGGTTATTTAGTCGGCTATAATTCTGTCGGATTCGATTATCCTGTACTTCATTTCATTCTCAAGAACCAAGATTGTACCATAGAGGAGATTTATGACTATGCTATGACGGTTATTAACGCAGACGGTGATGATAAGTTCAAGTATATTGTGCCGGATAAGGAAACACTGATTCCTCAGATTGATTTATACAAGGTCAACCACTTTGATAATAAGGCGCGTTCCACTTCTCTGAAGATGCTTGAATTCAACATGCGCTCAGATAATATTGAAGATTTGCCTTTTGAGCCCGGAACAGTGCTTACATATGAGGATATTGATGTTCTCATGAAATACAACAAGCACGATATGGCAGAAACTTGTAAATTTCTCATGTACAATCTTGAACAAATCAATTTTCGTGAAGAGTTGAGTAAGCGATATAAAAAGAACATGCTTAACTTCAATGATACGAAAATTGGTAAAGACCTGTTCGTGACCAAGATGGAAGAAGCACAGCCTGGAAGCTGTTATCGTATTGTTCCGGGTGGTCAAAGAGTAATGAATCAAACAAAACGTAAAGAGATTGCTCTTGCTGATTGCATTGCTTCCTATGTGAAGTTTGACCGACCTGAGTTTAAAGCCGTACTGAACTGGTTAAAAGGGCGAGTTATTACAGAGACAAAAGGTGTATTCAATGACATTGAAGAACACGATCTTGACGATGTTGCAAAGTATGCAGAATTAACTACAAAACACAAAAAGCTGAAGGAGGGTGATATAGAGAAGCAAGTATCAGAGTTCAAGAAACTACACCCTCTAGGTTGGCACGAACAGAGAGAGTTGAAGTCTGGAGCAATCAATGATTATTTTTGTTGGCGCGTTGCTGATAACTTGAATGTCGTTGTTAACGGTTTACGCCATGATTTTGGTGTGGGCGGCCTCCATGCGAGCATTGAAAGCACTATTGTTAGAGAGGATGATGAGTGGGAAATCATAGACATCGACGTAGCCGCGATGTATCCGAATATATTTATTGCCAATGGGTTCAGACCAGAACACTTGGGTGATAATTTCATTGACGTGTTTAAAGAAATTCTCGATGAGCGAAAGAAGCACAAGAAAGGCACTGCACTGAACAAGGCAATGAAACTGGCTGCTAACGGTAGTTATGGCGACACCAACAACGAGTACAGTCCTTTGCTTGACGCGAAGGCCACAATGAGCGTCACTTTGACAGGACAAATGAGCCTTTCCATGTTGTGCGAGAAACTGCTTAGTATTGATGGGTTATGGGTTATCGCTCATAATACAGATGGTACAACAATGAAAGTTAGGCGCTCGGATAGACCAAAGGTCGAAAAGATTGTCTCTGAGTGGGAGAAAACTACCGGTCTTGTGATGGAGTATGAGAACTACAAAGCTATGTATATCAGGGACGTGAACAACTACATTGGACACTACGTCAATGACAAGCTGAAGAATAAGGGTGCTTATGAGTATTATCTGATGCCTGACGAATACGAGAAAGTTAAAGACAAGCCTTTGATGGGTGGCATCAGTGCAGAGGGAATGTGGCACAAGAACCATTCTTCTATGGTGATTCAGAAGGCTGCTGAACACGCTCTAGTTCGCGGCGGTGATATTGAAAACTTTATCCTCAATCACGAAGATATTTACGACTTTATGCTGCGTTCAAAAGTCCCAAGGTCAAGCAAACTCTATGGTGTAGAACTAGATGAAGATGGTAATATTATCAGCGAAACACAACTACAGAACATTTGCCGTTACTACGTAAGCAATGATGGTGTATCTCTGGTGAAGGTGATGCCACCCTTACCAGACAAACCAAAACCAATCTACATTTACGAGAAGGAGGGTGTCAGGCAATATGCAACAACTCCGACAATGGTGAAAAGACTGGAGAAGAATGAATGGGAGTGTGTTGGAGAAACAGATGAGAGAAGGATTGGAATAAACACTGGACAAAAGGTGACAGTATGTAATAACATCAAAGACTACAAAGGAGACATAAACTACGAATGGTATATTAATGAAGCTAAAAAACTTGTTGACCCGTTAGTCCGTTAATGTTAGCATTACAAGACAATTCAATAGAGAGGTATTTATGAGCGAAGTAATTCACAAAGAAGTTGGTAAGTTCGAGCAAGTGTATATCATGGGCGGTGATGCTGTCATGTATTACCCTCGTGTAAATAAACCGTTCCCCAAGCACAAGTCGGATGAGAAGCAGTATTCCGTCACAGTGTTTGTTGATACGGAAACACGTAACAAGCTGGAAATGCCTGTAGAAGAAGACGGTGTATTCATCAATAAGCAGTTTTACGAAGTTGGTGTTGACCGTAATAAGAAAAAGAAGGTGAAGTTCCCAACCTCAGATCAAGTTGGTGAAGACGAACGTCATTATGATGATGTCAAAGGTCTGCATGGGCTCTCCCTGACTTGCCCCGAGTTTAAGAAGAATGGTGACAAGGCTGTTCTGAACGTTGTGGATGCTGATGGGAACCCACTACAAGCGAATATCGGTACGGGCAGTAAAGGTAACTTCCGCATGTGGGGCTGGCGCAACGAAGAGGGACAACTTAACGTCACTCTTGACACTGTACAAGTCACTGAACTTGTTGAAGCTCCTTCTGGTGGTGCTGGTGGCTATGATAATGTTATGGGCATCGACCTCTCAAAGAATCAGCCAACAACAAGCAATAAACCGGAACCAGACTTTGACGACGACGGAAACGACGACATCCCTTTCTGAGGACCATTCTTAAACAGGGGCTTCACGGCCCCTTTACTTTCTAGGAGGTAGTATGAAAAACGAAATTCAAGGCGTAGTAGAAGAGTATTTCACTAAACAAGTACAGAACGGCAGTTTCCTACACAGTCTTACAGTTGGTGGTAGCAAATATTCTGTATTCTCACAGGACGATAAGCGTCGTGCTAATGAAGGCGACACTGTTTCCTTCACAGCAGAAGAGAATAAGGGGTACTGGAACATTGCAGGTAATTTCAAAGTGTTGAAACGAGCTACAGGACATCAACAGCAGCAAATGAAACAAAAGTATGCTGGCAGTGAAGAGAAAAAACAGGCATCTATTTGTAGACAAAATGCTATGACTCAAGCCAACAGTCTTATTGCTGGTTTGGTCGGTGCGGGTCGCTTTGCTGAACTCTCTGAAAATGAGTTGGCCGCTGAAGTTATTCGCCTTGCTGATGAATATTTCTTCCCTTACGCGAAGGATGGGAGCAAGCCGTAATGTCGATTCACGATAAACTCCACCATCTGAAAATGCTGACAACTACCCTACTCAATAAAGCCCATAATGAAGGATTACGTGGCGCTATCAATTGGGCAGATTTAAAAGTAGTTGATGTGCGTTTCAGTGTTGGTATTGATAATGATAGTCTATATCAAATTTACATTGAGGAAGTAGCGCCAGATGAATACGAATTGCACAAGTATTTGTATGACAATATTCCTTACGATGATATTGAAATCCATACGGAGTGGTAATGAAAAATAGGCATGATTTACCTCAGTGGTTGCTAAACGCTGTAATTGACACTCGGGCACAATATAATCCGGGCGAGAAGACAGACTACTCAATTACTTCTCTTATTCAACCACCAATGGTCTATACGCTCACCAAACAACATCAACCAGAAGAAGACGTTGCTGATGCACTACAAGCGTGGCTAGGAACAGCCTGCCATGACAAACTTGAGGAGAAGCTAAAAGACAATCCGCGTTATATGGTGGAAGAACGTCTCTATCACACGTTTCATATTCCAGAAGCTCCCGGTGAACAGAAAGATTTTATTGTGTCGGCACAACTGGATCTATATGACAAGGAAGAGTGTGCTGTATGGGACTATAAATTCAGCAAGTTGTATTCGTTTACTAACGGCGGCAAAACAGACCATGAGATACAGACTAACTATCAAGCATACCTACTAAGAAAACATGGTTATCCTGTAAACTCCATACAGATCGGTGGTTTTGGTTTAGATTGGGCAAAGACAAAGACAGCGCAACAGAAAGACTACCCACCGACTCTGTTCTGCCATACACCATACCCCATGTGGGCAGATGAAGACGTAGAAGCCTATATCAAGAACCAGATTCTTGAAAAAGAGTATGGAAAACTTGGTCAAATTCGTGTCTGCGATGAATCTGAGAGGTGGGCGCGACCTACGGTATGGAAAGTTTATCGTAAAGGACGTAAATCAGCACTACGTATCCTCAATACAGAAGAAGAGGCTAACGAATTCCTTGCTAATATTGCTAAACCTAGCGGAACAGAATACGTTGAAAAGGTAGAAGGCGAAGATATTAGGTGTGTGTGGTTTTGTAACGTGCGCGAACATTGTAGTTTTTATCAGGAGAAATATGAAAAACTTACTAATTAATTCAGCATTTACGTTCTTGTTTGTACTTGGTATTTCCTTTGCTTGCTTCGGTTTTATTAAAGACGTTAGTTGGGCTATGTTCGTTGGTGGCGGAACTATAGGATTCTGGCATTCTATACTACTTGACTATATTAGGAGTATGAAAAATGGCTAAGAGAACCCCTCCTTGGCCAGCGTGGCCCAAGTGGACAGAAGCAAAATGGTGGGCTTATCTTCGATCTGGCTTACGACGTATGTACTCAAGGTGGCCAGCACGCTTTGAGGCGCTGAAAAATGCCAAACGCCCATGCGAGGGAAAGGGTAGGCAGAAGTTTGAGTACCAATGCAATAAATGTAAGGAGTGGTTCCCACAAAAGGAAGTTGAAGTAAACCACATAATTCCTTGTGGTAGCTTAAAGAGCTGGGAAGAACTTGTTCCGTTTACCCAGAAATTGTTTTGTCATGTAGATGGTTTTGAGGTAGTATGTAAACCATGCCACAAAGAAATAACAAGGCTACAAAAAGATGAAAAATAATAGGTATGGACATTGGAATATAAAATTTGTTGGGGATTTTGACCCAGAAAATTACCAAGGCTTCACATATAAAACAGTTAATATACTTACGGGCAGTGTTTATATAGGACGTAAGTTTTTTTGGCGACCTAATGGAAAGCCCCATAATTGGAAAAATTATAAAACATCCTCTAAAAGCGTCTTAAAAGAAATAGATAATGGGGTCACGTTTACTTTTTATATTATAGAGCTGTTTAAAACAAAAAATGAAACCATTATTGCTGAGACTAGAATGCTTAGGGATCGAGAGGTTGTCAAATTTCCAGATAGGTATTATAATAGAACAATTAATTGCGAAGAGTATTATAGGGATCGCCAATCTTATGATAATGTCGAATACAGGAAAAATAAATCCGAAGCAATGTTAAATTGGCTTAAAGAAAATCAGCACCCATTGAAAGGCAAAGTTCATCCAAACAAGGGTAAAAGACTTCCACAAACTGCACCGAAAGAGCATGTGTCCCTTACAAAAATACAAATAACAAACGGTAAAGAAAATAAATTTTATCCAAAAGACGAACCTATCCCCGATGGTTGGCGGATCGGACTGACTCAATTTAAGAAGAGGGCGGTGACAGAGAAGACTAAATACTCTGCAATAGAAGTTGGTAATATTATCAGTAAAAGAAAAGAAGAGGAGTACTACAAAGACCCAAAGACATGTTCAGTTTGTGCTTCGGTACTGATTTACGAGAAGCGAAAGAATAAAACGTGCGGGAATAAGTGCTACTCTAAATTAAGATCAGAGGTGTCACAAAACACCTTCGATATAGAAACTAATCAAAAGTCTGTAGAGAGCAGAAAAAGAAACTTGGCTAAGTCTAAGGGGTATGATTCCCATTCTGAGTATCTAGAGGCGATAATTGAATATTATAAACACCACACAAACGATGAAACAAGAAATTATTTTGGTTGTTCTAAAATGCAAATAATTTCCGCTTGTAATCACACAGGATTTTCTAAAAGAGTTAGTAAAGAATGAAATCGGCTAAGGGTCGATTCAGAACAGCATCAGAAGCAAAGAAATACGTTCACATCAAGAACTCGCTACCATCGAATATGGAACTTGTGTTCGTATTTCAGGAACCTAATACACCAATGCCGGGCGCACAGAAACGTAAGGATGGGACAAAGCGTAGTATGGCAGAATGGGCAGATAGTGTTGACATTCGGTGGTATTCAGAGCAGAATGTTATTGAGCTTATTGAAAAGGAGTACACAGATGCTGAAAAAGATTAAGCATTGGCTTACTAACCCAAAACTAGATCAAATTTGGATCAGTGACATATCTGAAGTAGTAGTTGTTGAAGTTGGTCATGGTTTTGTGATAGTGTGGAACACAAGTGTATATAATTATTTCCGTTACAGTAAAGAATTCTTTAAGAAAAACTTTAGGAGGATTAAATGAGAGATGCCGATATTCGTGACGGTGAAACAGCCGACATTTACATTGCTATGCTGAATGGCATTAAACAGATTGAGACTACAGGAGAACTAACGCTTAAAGATGTTGAAGAACTTGATCACAAACTATGGGTCTGGCTAATGGAAAAGGAACGTAAAGGAGAAGAAGTATGAAAGAGAAAGAAAGAATGAAGGTGCAAGGGGGATCGTGGGTAATTGATTTGATTGATAAACTACATCCAGATTACAAAGATGCTGAAGTGCGTGCAGTAGAAACAAAGACTATGGTCGATGATGAAGTTGTGACTCGTTATCGCATTCTTATCCATGAGAAAGATGGTACTACATCGTTTGCGGGCGATGAAAATGGACCCTTTCTCTATCCAACAATGACGTTGGCTATCCGTGATGTAAATACTTTTAAGAAGTGGCAAAGGGGGAAAATCTAATGGGTGATAAAATTTGGCAGTTTCTAGTCGCGTGTGTAATGATGGCGCTGCTTGTAGCGGGGAGTATTTTTCATGTTGATTGGGCGCTCACAACAGTACAGATTATCTATTGGGTTCTTTACCCGCTTGCATTTCTAGTGCTTATTGGGGCATTCTTCATCTACACTGACCCGCAACAATCTGAAAAGCTAAAGAAAGCATTCAAGAAACCTATTACATGGGGCGTTATTAGAACAGCGATTACTGTTGGTCTTATG